TGCCAATTTGCGCAACCTTTATATAATTACCGTTACAAATCAATTCATCGCCGCCTTCTTTTCGTGGCTTATTCATATATGATCTTGCCTCGTTTGGTGTATATATGCCGTTCTGCACATATCCGGTTAAAATTGTTGCTTGGCTCTTTGCGTCGGTACGCAAAATAACATTCTCGTTAAACTTGTAATACTTTCCTTGCCGTCTATCGCTCGGCTCTAATAGTTTGTAATCTAATTCCTCCTCATACTGCTTTAAAATAAATAATTCTGTATCAATATAAAAAGAAATGTTTTGCATTTCACTATTAGCGTAACTGCTTTTTTCATAGTCATTTATTTGATTTGGTTTTATGCCAAATGCGCCCGCAATTTGTAGCGCGCTATACTTCTTTAACTCAAAAAATTGACTATCCGTTAATTTGATGTTTAGCGGCTCTATTTTCATTCCGATCGGTATCGGGATAAATTTACCCGCGTTATTTGCGCCGTTTGCGTATTCTTCCAATCTTGCGATTAACGCTTTTTCCAACTTTGGCGACATATCGCCGGTGTACTGTAATACTGCGCGCGCTGTTAAACCGCCTTTATAAAGGTTGTTCAAAAAGTTTTGACTTTCAAGCCCGCCTTCTATGGTCGCTTTTAATATTTCTCTTACCGGTGCGCCACTATATCCGTCAAATGTCATTGATGTTTTAAAATGCAGTACATCGCCCGAAGGGAAAATATAACTTTCGCCGCTGTATTTATCTGTGTACCAATAGTAAATATCGCCGCTATCGCCAAATACGCCCTTGTCGTCAATCACTATTGTTGTATCTGCCGAAGGCATGATCCACAAATCCTTTATTTCTATTTCGCCGCCGTACATCATGCGGTTAAATTCGCGCCGGATCCACACATAGGCATTACCGTAATGATTTCTATTATTTTCAACCGTCGCCCAAAACGTCGAAGGTGTCATTTGCGGGTTTGGTCTTGTTTTTAATAACTCATACGCTTTGTTTGTTTCTGCCTCCTCTACGCCTCTATCTGTTTGCTGATAGAATTTTATAGGCATTTTCGCCAACGTTTCGGATAACATTTTAAGGCAGGTAAAATAAGTTACTTCGCTTAAAACCTTTTTAGGCGTTCTCGAAATTCCTAACCATTCTAATAGCTTTTCATCGTCTGCGCCTGCTGCCGGTCTTGCTGCTCTGTAAATCATATTTTTTATTTTTTCAAATAGTTTCAATCTTCTTTCACACCTGCCTTTTCAAACATTTTTAAATACGCCTCTATGCTCTGATCTGTCGTGATTTCCTCAACCTCTACGCCCATAGCCAATTTATGCGCGTCTATAATTGCATCGCATGGATCAATTCGTACTTTTTGCAGCATTTTATCTATTTTAATTTCGCCAAAACTGTTTGGCTCTGACAAAATAGCATCATTCATAGATCTTGTTAATAGCTTGTTTTTCTTGTCGTATTCCACATTATGCGCCTTTACTTCTAGTTGAAAATCTATTGTTGCATCGTTTAAGCTGCGTGCGCTCTGTTTGATTTCCACCAAATCGCACCCGAAATCTTCAAGATCTAACAAAAATGCGCTTGCATTATGCGGATCGTAACCGATTGCCGTTAAATCTATATCGTATTTATCAATAATATTGTGTAAATGCGCTAATATAGTTTTGTAATCGGTTTTTATGCCGCCTGCTGCCGTTGTTACCGTTAAAAGCCCCTCTTTTTGCCAAATGATGTACGGCGCGTTGTCCTCTTTGTCCATGTGTTCTTGCATACGCCTTTGAGGTATAAACGAATGGGAATAAATATAATATTTTTTATCCCCGGTATTTGGATCCTCGTATGGGAATATTAACGCAAGTGACGTTAAATCGCCGCCGCTTGATAAATCTAAGCCGCATATTGCTTTTTTTCCTCTGAAATCCTCTAACGTCCTATTGCTGCCGCATTTTTCCCATTCCGCAAGGTCTATAAAAGCGGTTTCTGCATTTGTAACCCATATATTTAGGGATTTTGTCAAAAAATCCCTCATTTCCTCGCCGCCCATTGATTTAGCTTTCTTTGCATCTTCCTGCATCTGTGAAAGCAATTCGGGATCATTTCCTGTCAATGGGCAACATTTGATCCAATTTTTCGGGTTCCAAATGTCGTCGTTTACGTCCATTTGGGCGATATAAATAAATTGCCGGTCGTTTACGTCAATTCCTCGTAAAACCCTCCGGCAATATTTGTATAATTCATAACATGGGGCGTTTAAATTAAAACCTGCCGTTGTTATGACTGATATTAACGATTGTTTTAGCTTTCGTGTACCGCCTTTTAACAGCTTGTACATTTGGTTATCTTTGTGCGCGTGGTACTCGTCTACAATGCCTAAATACGGTCGGAAACCGTCTATTGATTTTGTATCACGCCCCAATGCGCGTATAGTAGCATTGGTTATTTTCGCGGTAATCTCGCTTTTATAATCCTTTATTTCAAACAATTCTAGCAGGTCTGCATCTGCATTTATGAATTTTGATATTTCATTTAATACAATCCTTGCTTGATCTTGCTTTGTCGCTGTGCAATAGATTTGTGCGTAATTGTAGTTATCAAAATTACTACACTTAATACCCAATATTGCATTTAAAACACTTTTACCCTGCTGCCTCGCCACTTGCACATAACTATCAGTAAAACGACGTTTCCCGGTTTCTTTATGAACCCAACCGAAAAGGGAACCTAAAATAAACTCTTGGAACCCGGCGCAGGTAAACGTCTGATCGCCCTCGCCCTCTGCTATGGTTAGCTTGTTTGCAAGTTCTATTATGTCCTCTGCTTTTTCCGGATCAAAAATATATGGAAAATCCGAATCGTTCTTTTCTGATCTTTTCAGATCGTTTAAATGACGTTTGAACGCAAGCCGCGCATCTTCTCCAAACTCTTTCTTGTTTTTTAGGTTTTTTTCTGCAAATCGTGATATTCGATCGTTTGTTTTTAAAATCCTACTCATATTACTGTGCGTGTTTCATAAACTTATTTGCAGGTTTTTCTTCTTTTTCTTTCGGTATCACTAATTTGCACCTGCTCGAAATCGTTAATCCTAATTCTTTCGCGTTTTCGTTGCAGGCTTTCATAAGCCTATTTTGTATTTTAGAAAGATAGTTATATTGTGCGTATTGTTCCGAAATCTGTACATCTGCCGGTACCATGCTTTTTTTATCCGGCGTAAATTTGATTTTCTGCAACTGCTTTGTAACTTTGATATACTCGCTTTCGGCTTTAATATATCGTGCCAATACGTCACAATCTAAGTTAGTCATAATTTTTAAATCAACTAACTGTTTTGCTAATTCGTCGAACTTTTCCTTCTCTTTTTTTAATAAAAAATCGGGTGGTTTTACCTTATCTGCGGGGGCTGTGATCTCTGCGTTTTTTCTCTCTACATATTCCGCAATAGTCAAGTGTTTTCGCCCTTTTGCCGCTATTAGGTCAACCGGTTCTCTTGGTCTTGCCATTATCCTGCAACCCCCTTTTCAAAAAATCTCATTTAGGGAGTTTTTGCGCGAATTTAGGGGGGCTGCGGTCTTGGCAGGAACGGTTCAAAACTTTTTTGCACCCCCTACCCCGCAAGCCTCTTTTTATACTCGCTTATGCACTCCCTTAACGTTTGTTGCATCTGTGCCTTCTTTATCTCGTCTTTGTATGCCTTGCTTATCATGCTGTGTGTTGCCTCTGATATACTTATAAGGTTATCTAAGTCACAACGCCTCGAATAATCCTCCATTAACTCAACAATATGATGTACTGTATCAGCCGGTACAACCCTGCCTTCCGTGATGTATAAATATATATCTATGCCGGTATCTCTTGCCAATACTCTAGCGCGCGTTGCCTTCCATTCGCTGCTATTATAAAAAGCCTTTGCCGTTTGGTTTCTGCAATGTGCATCATATTCCTTGTGCCGTTCCCGGTTCTCCGCTGTCTTGTTTACGGTGTGTTCTTTACAATACCGCACACCCTGCGGCACCAACTTATTACAGCCGTTTCTATTGCAATACTTTAATAACGCCATTCTTTCGCACCTCCGGGCATAAAAATAAAGCGGCTATTTCTGTTTGGAAAATGCCGCTTTTAAATCGTTGGTTTTTGAATTGTAAATATCTTAACATAGTTAAACGGACTTGTGAAGGGTGTTAAATCGGGCGTGTTGTCAAGTGCCTCATTTACCTGCTGCCGCCCGCCGCCTATACTGCATCGGATCCGAAAAGAAATATAGCCATATCGCGCACAAGTGCGTTTTTATAATTCCTTACGGTCTTTTCGTTTAGGTTCTCATTATATCCCTGCTGCCCGCCTAAAATATCCGCTATTTCCTCGAATGTATAAACCTCCTCTACCTGTTTGCCATTCTCTACCGTTTTCTTTCGCTGTAAATAGCGCATTTCAATTACTTCATAACCCTTTTTGCCTTCAATCTTTTTTAAAGCCTTTTCTATGCGCTCTACATCGTTTTTACTGCGGTTATATGACGCTATTCTGTCCTCTAATAGCTGATCTTCGTCCGGCTTGTCAACCTTGTTTTTCTGATACCTTACAATGCTACCCGATGTTGATTTTTGGATCATTGCTAAATATCCTTCTTCGTCCGCAACGTGTTCCTTTAAAATGTTGAAACAATAAAGAATTTTCTCGGTATTCTTAAACGCCTCGTCTTTCATAGCTTTTTGACGCTCCAACCATGAAATACTATTCATTTTTTTAAATACCTCGTCGATTGTTACCGCTATTGTTTCTTTAATTTCTTTTGCTACCGCCATTTTTAACCTTCCTCCACTTCTCCGAAATATTTTATATACTTGTCCGGCTCGTTTTCGCCGATCCACTTTTTAACCTCTTTTTGGCTTGGCACCTCTAACGTGTTCTCATTTATATTGCGAAAAAATACAACTCCTTTTTTCGTTATGTAAATTTCCTGTACCTTGTATTTGAACGCGTTTACCACGTCGCATATCTTTGTTGCTGTATTAGTATCAAAAAGCCTTGTTACCTCTTTTGCTTTACCGTCTATCATGGTTTGATATGTTAATATCGCTTTCAATCTGCATTACCTCGCTTTCCTGCTGCCTCTGCTGCGCTATTACCTTTGTTTGAAATACCTGCAATGCTTCGTATTGTCGGCGGTGTT